GTGCTCATACAGCCCCCTTGTAGTGCTTGCCTTTCAGCTCGGCGATTTCCTGACAGGTGACGCAGCATTGCACGCCCGGAATAACAGCCCGTCGAGCAGCAGGAATATCGCCGCCGCACGCCTGGCAGAAGAACGCAGAAGGCGCAGCCGGACGGCTACGCGCGTTGTGGATGTGGCGATCACGGTTTTCCTGTTCGCGCTGCTGTGCGAGATCCATTGAGTCGGCCATTAGTGCAGCTCCTGAGATTCGTTTTCAAAGCGGGCCGCTTCACGGCGCAGCAGCTCGGCGGCTTCTTTGCCGTTCAGCCCCTGCTGGGTGATGTGGATAGCCAGCGATTCAAGACGGATTGAAACGGCCAGGGCGCGGTCTTTACGCTCCTCGTTTTTTGCGGCTGTCAGCAATACGGTCAGCGCATCGTTGTCAGCTTTAAACTTGCGGGTTTCGGTATTTCGCATATTCATTTCTCCAGAATTTGGGCAAAAGAATGCCCGGCGGGTTTACGCCATTAATTTCGGTCGGGGTTAATTACTCAGGTAGTACGCTTTCATGCAGTGAGAAACGACGGGGTAGAATTTCGCCCCAGCGCGCTATTTCGTTCATCGCCTTAATCAGCAACAACCGGCGGGGCTGGTCGAAATATTCAAACGGCCTGCCGACCTCATCACTTTTAAACGCGCCTGGCTCGTTGCGGTTCGCCAGCGTCATGACAACGAATTTAAAATTGTCATCCAGCTTGTTGAAATTACGCAGCGCACCGTTCTGCGTTGCTTTTAGTTTCTGATGAAAGCGGGCGAAACACTCCTCGCCGGACATCTTCACCGGCTGCGCATCAGCACAACCAGCATTATTAAACGGCGTCGCACCTGCATTGATTGGTGCGGACATGTTGTTAATCATATCAACCTCAAAAACGCTTTTACCCGGCGCTTAAACGACGCGGGGCGCACAGTGCGCAGTTCACTTAATAATGCCGACTGGTCGCGGCTGGGGTTCCAGCGCTTACGGTCGCTTCCCATGATCCAGCCGTGGCCGTAGCTCATGGATGGACTTTGACGAACAAGCAGCGATGCGAACGAGGGTTCTTTAGTCAACATAGTTACCTCAGATCAAACCGAACGACGCGCCGAGGCCCGTAACGGTATCAACCGCGCTAGCCATTGTTGGGCTGGACTTCAAGCGGGCATCTACAGCTAAGGCGGCCAGCGCCAGAAACCGCATACCTGCATTAGCGCTTTCCACGATAGAGCGGCGGGAAAGTGTGGTCAGGCGTCCAGGCACCGCAGCATTGGCGGCTACTTGTCCAACCTTTGCCGCTGCGTGTAGCGCGTAGGTAGACAAATTCTCTTTTGCCAACTCGTTAACCGGCACACATGGCAGACAGTGGATCTGTGCAAGAAAACCATCAACCAGGGTTGGGTCCTCAGTCAGATCGGTCAGCAGCATAATTTCCGCCGCCGTCAGTTGATGCGGCTGCTCAGGGTTCAGCTTGTTGCACAGGGTGTGAGGCTTGATACCTGCGCGCTTTGCCAGCTCAGCAACGTTATGCGTCGCTGCAAACGTCCGACATGCATTTTCAAAGTGCGGATGTGAGGAAATGCGAAAATCTAACATGCAGTAAGTCCTTTTCAACTTGCATAATCAAGTCGCTTAAGCAGCAACATAGCGGCAGTTAAGGCCTTGGGCCAGGAGACGCGCACGGAACGCGACCATATTGATGCGAGCTGCACCGCCTTGTTTTTTACGAGGCATGAGGATGAGATCACCGTCTTCAACCATTTGTTTTACGGTGCGGATAGCGAAGCCGTACTGTACTGCAAACTCTTCGTACGTCATCAGATCGGGGCCTGACGGGATTGCAATTTGTGGAGTCATGAGTGATTATCTCCGGTTAGTTGTTGTTTTGGTGCATTGGCGTGCATTTTTGAGCTGCAAGCAAAATCTAACCTCAAATATATGAGGTGTCAACGTGGATTTTTGCGATTGAATGGAAAAAATGAGATGAGACTAGAGGAACTAGAAGGTGGAAAAGCGGTGTTACAGCGCATGCTGGATGCCTACGGTTTCACTATGCAAAAGCAACTGGGTGACATGCACGACCTTTCATCAGGCACTATAAGTACCTGGATTAGGCGAGACTATTTCCCTGGCGATGTAGTTGTTGCTTGTGCGTTAGATACCGGCGTTTCGTTAAGATGGCTGGCGACTGGTAAAGGCGATAAGTTTGAAGCAGTCAAAACTACTGACTCTACTATTGCCATCCCTTCCTTCAATTTGTCCTCTGGTAAATTAGAGGAAAATGGGGTGTGGCTTGCAGATAATGATTTCATCCCTGAGCAAACGAGTAAGCCCGTCTATGTCAAAGGCCAGAATTATGCTTGGATCATTGATAAAGATAAGCACGATGTCTCAAATGGACGTTGGGTTCTCAGTATTGATGGCATTCATGATGTATACGATGTTACCCGAATACCCTCAAATAAAATTCAAGTCAAATTAATTAACTCTGGTGCAAGCTTCGTATGCGATGCCAATGAAGTAGTATGCATAGGGCAGGTTATATTTTCAATTGAAAGAAATGTTTAATAGGTAATCTGATGACTATAAATATACCGAAGGCTCTCTCTTTAAGCTTTTTATTGCTTACTTCATTTTCATCTTTTTCTAAGCAAATACCACAGCCTATCCTTGATGCCTTGTCAGGTCTAAGGATAGAAAAAATAAAGCTGAATGATAAGATTCTAACCGTCACTTATCAAGATGAAGATGTAAGCGACATTATGGCCCTAACTGCGGCTGAAAGCGTTTGCTCCTCGCGATTTAATGAAGATTCTAAATGGCCGGAAGATACACTGAAAAGTGTCAGAGTTCTTAATCACTGGCAAATGCAAGGATATGTATTTGGAATTGATGCTAAGGCTTGTGATGAATACGGGCACGCCGAAGGAATTAATGCACATGATTTTTTCAAGGAAAGAATGAAGAAATATCCCTGATATTTTTTAATTATTTTAGAGATAACGTGATATGACAGCAAAGAAACTTCCTTCTGGAGAATGGCTTGCCGATTTCCGTGTCGATGGAAAAGACAGCCGCCGCATTAGAAAAAAATTCGCCACAAAAGGAGAGGCTGTTTCTTACGAGCAATATTACCGTGATGAAGCTCAGAGTAAGCCCTGGATGGGTGAAAAAGAGGACCGTAGACGCTTAAGTGAGATAATAGAGCTGTGGCATAACCTTCATGGGCAGGCATTGATTGCCAGCAAGACCCGCCTAGCGAAACTGCACATTGTGTGTAATGGCCTGGGCAATCCTATTGCCTCTCAACTGACCGCAAAAGATTGGGCACACTATCGCGATCGCCGGCTTCGTGGCGAGATCGATAATGGGTTCCATAAAGACCCGGCGGACTGGGCGGTGAAGCCCATTACAGTGAACCGTGAACAACAGTATTTGATGGCGGTTTTTAATGAGCTTAAGCGGCTGGGTGAGTGGAGCCTCCCTAACCCCTTAGACGGGATCAGAGTCTTTAAAGAAGCTGACAAAGAAATGTCATGGCTCACGCCACCTCAGATCGTTGAATTGTTCCGGGCCTGTGAAAAGTATGGAAAGAATGACCTCACCGCCATCGTTAAAGTGTGCCTGGCAACAGGGGCGAGATGGGGAGAGGCACAGAGACTAATCCGCTCTCAGCTCTCTCCTTTTAAGCTTACCTTTACTAAAACAAAAAGCGGAAAGAACAGAGCCGTTCCAATCCCTAAATGGCTTTATGATGAGCTATCTCCCCGGCAGGGGAAGATGTTTCACCCATGCTATCAGGAGTTCAAAAAGATGCTGGCCTTAACAGATATAGAGCTGACTGAGGGGCAAAAAACACATGTCTTACGGCATACTTTTGCCAGCCATTTTATGATGAACGGCGGAAACATCCTGGTCTTACAAAAAATTCTTGGGCATGCCAACATCCGGGAAACGATGAGATACGCGCATTTCGCCCCTAGCCATCTTGAGGAAGCCGCATCACTTAACCCTATAGCTGATCCAGTGTCCATGATGTCCATATAGTGCCCACCTAGCATGTTTGTGATAGCACTTGAATGCACCAGTGATACACTTAACTTACTGTAAAATAAAACAATATGTTATTTATCAATAGGGTAGACAAAAAGCGTCTGAACTAAGATTCGCTTAAGCGACATCCTGTTAGAAAGGGCTGGCCGAAAGGCTGGCCCTTTTTTTATCCCATCGCACCTCTCGCGTTAACCCTTTTGTCATAAATCATTTACAATGCTTGCCTCTTGTATGGAGGGGAAGTGGATAACGTACTGCATCAGCCTGACCGGAAACGCGCAGCGGCATTGACCGCGCTGTTCGCGATCCTGCTGATCGTGGTAGCACCCCTTATCTCCGTCTCATTGCAGAAAGATCCCATGAGCGCCATGCCGGGCATGCAT